CGTTTAGCTGCGGCCTGAAATCTTCGACCCTGTGCTTTACTTGTTGCATCATACATTGCTGCTAATCCGTTATACGCAACTTCAGCATTCAACTCACCAATGGTATTAGTTGCACCAGGGTCAGTTGTTACACCCCCACTGCCAGCCATCTGTGCGCGGGTGTTAGATTCCAGTATGCGGCCTTGGCGCAATATCTCCTGCTGCTCCCTGGTGCCTTTAGCGAATTCACGCTTGCCCTCACGTTCAAGTTGACGTGCTTGAAACCGCGCCATACGATCTTTTGCCTTACCTTCCTGAATTGCCGATCCAGCACTAACGGCTGTGGCGGCAATAATTAAATAGGGGATTGCTTGCGCCATATCCACACTCCTTCACAAATTGTCTCCGTAAACCCGACATGCTCTAAAAATGTATTAGCTGTCGATTCTTCTTCATCAGGTGTTGCATAAATTGGAACACTCTGTTCGTTCAGTAATTCTCTGAGTTTCCGCATTCCCTCAACGATTGCCCGTGGAAACTTCCGTATTTCATCATCCAATTTGCTAAAACACTGGGGAGGCTTGCAGTACATTATCCCTGCCACACCCACTACCCGACCCTCGTGTTCAGCCGCAATTCCACGTACCGAATATGGGAACCCAAACCCATATTGCTCAACCAGGTCATCAACTTTGATTGGTCTGATTTTCATCACTTGCACTCACCTGTGTACTATAATAATCCAGTTGTTTTAGCGCCAGCATTTCATTCTCACTTGGATCATTGCTTTCATCAATACCATACGCCATCGCTAATATTGTCACTGGGTTTGTTGCCTGAAGTGCAATCCGTGGATCGGTGGTCATTACACCATCAAACGAAAAAGGTTTCTGATCATAAGTTGCTAAAGTTGATGTCAATACCACTGCCTTACCATCTTCAATATCAGGAAAGTCTTTTAGGTTCGATGAATCTGGGCCTACCTGTAATGAGTTGGGCCAATAGTCTTTCAAAATAAACCCAGTATTGACGACTCGCTTATCGTACATCAATGTTGAAACCTTACCATTGCCTAATTTACTTGAAGTGTAGTCTGCTGTATATCGCATCCCAACCACGATATTAGTATATGCAGATGACCCAACCGTGATCTGATTACTTGATACGGTGTAGGTGCCCTCATACGCACCATCGGCCCATACGTGGACTGTTTCACCTTCGATATGATTCAAACCCGTGAGAACATCAGTACCAGGCGATGTGTATGTTTTAAACGAATCAGTATGCTTGGATATTGACCCCCCTACGGCTTCACTAAACAATGCCAGTTTTTCCAAGTAGTGCCCACCATTACGGAGCACTGTAAAATATACACGGTCCTCACCAGTTGATGGTAATACGCAGACATCTGTGATCGTATCAGACCCCGCAGTTTCTATTCGACTCCAGGCGGTTATTTCTTCTGCCTTATCGAGCAGCAACACCCGTGCAGTACCGTCATCCAATACGACATAAATGCGAATCTCTGGTTGCATCGTAACAGCCAGTCGCTTAACTCCGGCGGTTAGAATACTTGGGTTCAATGTGGTCATGTCCAATGGGTCATGAATATCCTGGTTGAAGTCGTATTCTAGCTCATACAACTTCTGTAATGACCGCTGAACAAAATATCCGCGACTGTTTATCTGAACTGGTGCAATACCGGCTGCACCCTGGCTGGACCCAGTTTTGATATTGGCATTACTGGGGGTCAACACATCGCCAAAACTGTTAGACCGAATTGATAATTCATCAGACGCAATGCCCATGATCAAGCGGCTTACTGGTAGTAACCATTCCACATTATCAACTGGGCCAAATCCAATGGTCTTGGATATCGCAGCAGAGTCTCCTTCAATACCATCATCATATAAGGAAAACGCATCCGATACAGACCCCCATGCCTTGGTGCGACCACCCCACCACAATCTGCCCTCATACAAAGCAACGGCTGTCGGGTATTGACTGGTTCCATCTGAATCTGTAAACCATTCACCCTCATACCAATTACGAGTGGCATCTGTTCGACCAAAATCAACAACCGTATTAATCGTTACTACTGTCGTTGATGTATATGCGGTAACAAGACCAATTCCTTCAATTGATCCACCCTCATATTCCAGTGACGCAACAACTGTATCAGTGCCGTAATCACCCGTCTTAATATGTAGCCTGTAATAGAGAACAGAGTTATCAAATCCGTCATCATAATTCTTACTTTGGGCAGTAGTATATGCCTCAACATCAGTCCAGTTACTATCATCGGTTGATCGCTGCAGAGTGATTGTCGAATCAGAAATCCCAGTAACGGTGATTAGAAATATTCGTGATGCCTCAACACCAGTCACACGGATGGACCCTGTGCCAGTATCTTGGGCAGTCAATGACGCTGTGACCTCTTGTCCTTGTGATATTAATTTGAAAATTGACCCTACATCATTTGAATTGAAAAATGCTTTACTAGCGGTCAGCGTTGTTGTTCCTGACAAAGCACCTGGGGTCATTGTCACATCGGTATTGTTAATGAATCCAAACGGGCCATCTGTTGGTTTGAAATCGACAATTGACCATGACCCCGTACTACGTCGTTCAATCTTGAATTGCTGACCACCCATGTATGCAACAAAAATCACATCAGCAGATTGTGCGTAACGAATTGTTGGTAGATTAGCTTCAGCAATAGATGTTGGTAACGTAAATGTGCCTGTTGTCTCAAGAGCCACACTGTCAACCAGTGCGCGTTGCTTAGTGGAATTGCTAAAAGTAATATCTATATCGGCAGATGGCGTGAAGACCAGTGAATGTGTACCTGGCTCAAGTATGCCTGAAAAATAATCCTTCTCATGAGCCGCACCACCTGTACCAATCTCAACTAAAACGGGGGCATCTTTAATCACGATCCGTAATCGATGCTCTGCTGCGGTATCCCATGCTGTCGTTGTCTGCCATCTAACGGCTGATGCGCTGCCGGTACCAGTCAGTGCCAGGTACCCGCCTGTCAACCAAGCACTTGTCGCACCTGCCTCATCTGCATCAGTCCAGCTAGTGACATCACTATCGAACGTCCCATTAGCAATTGTGGTATTACGGGTTGTCGCTGTGAGCAGCGTATCAGATACCCAAACACGCAGCAGATTATCAGTAAATTCTAGCAGGGCAGTATCAGTAGTTGATGCGACGAAAGGGATCGTGTAAGAGTCTGTCGCATCAGCAACTGCCCCAATGTATTCCATCCCAGGCCGAAACATCACTGGCCCCAGTCTCACTGGCATGAAGTTGGTCATCAATGCGGCAGCATTATTTGTTTTTACGATATCGTCACGGGCAAGCGCGAGTGCGTCTATTTCACCCCGATTGAACTTGTTGGTGTATTGTCGAATTTGTACACTCATGGTCTTCCATCATAAGAACCGGCACGACGGTGCCCTGATCGTCGTGATCGTGCCCAACCACCTTCCTTAATCAATTGAGGTGGACCACTCATTGCATCTGTTGACATAGCTTCGCTTTGATATCGATCCAACCTCTCTCTCGCGTTTTCCATGTCACCTTTGAGACTTGACCCAATATCAAATGCTAAATGTGCAGCAATCAGATTAGAGAAATACTGAGGCCAAAGATCGGGATCGGTTAAAAATGATGTCTTAATGTACTTGACGTAAATTGTGTCGAGTCCACAGTACCAATAATCCCCTTCATCCTCGTAGTCTTTCAATGGTGAACGAAAAAACGAATCTGAAAAAATCCCATCAAGTCGGTGCATATCAGTAGGTTTGGCAAACACCCTGTTGTGCCCCCAGTCAGGTTCCAATGACGGGTCATATGTTAGTTCAGAACTTGACACTCCGAATGTCCAACCGACATCCTCCAAGACCGTATTTACCAGCCCCATACCAATAACCACATCTGCTTTGGCCCGACGTATTGAATCGTCATCGTTAGACACGATCTCATCCAGGCCCAAAATAAAGAATGCTTTGTTATAAACCTTGCGCCAGGTATTACTAAGCGTGGCGGTTGACCTGGTAGCGCGTTTGTCCGGTTCTTTGTAACCCTCTCTCGCCGTAATAGTTTTCAATCGGACTTCATACTCAGTATGAATATCTGCCCTCATATCCTTGTCTTCAACAAACCGATTCCTCAGTTGATCAGCAAGATATGCGGATAACACTTGCCTAAAAGCAGGGGTCCAATCACTTGTGGTCAGATCGCTCGACACATAACGCAAATAAATAGTTGAATAATTACAAGCCAGGGTGCGGCCTTCGATGATGTATCGGTTGATTGGTTCATCCAGCAGAGGGTCGGCATGAAGTTCACAGATTGCCAAATAATCTGCTGGAAGAGTAAATACATTATCCAAGTCATGCTCATCACTAGCGGCTGATGATGTCAGTTTAACGCTTTCAAGTGCGAACTTGGGCTTGGCTAATTCATATAAATAGTTGATCGCACCACTATCAATAACCGAATCCAATGCTACTCGTATTTCCGAATCATCATTGGTGCTAATGATGTGTGGCTTGCCCAACAAATTGAGCGCACCGTTATACACATTTTGATAGTCGGCGGTTAGCGTTACCGTCGAGGATGGTGGTCGTGGGGTTGATTCCTTAGCGCCTTCAAGACTGACAGACACCTGAACACGGGTGAGAAACAATTCCTCCAGTGCTATGAGTTTTTGTGGAGCGATTCGCGGGGCAATACTCTTGGCAAGATATGCTGCAACCACATTGGCGAACGTGGGAGTCCAATTAGCTAGTGCAATGCCATCGGTGACATACCGTACCCAAATATTGGTGCCCACATCGCAGTACAGTGTTCGATCTTCAATAATGTATCGATTGATTTTTTCATCTAACTCACCACTGTCATACGCTTCGACAAAAGCAATATAATCAGAAGGGAAGTCATATGTTTGAGCCAACAGGTGGTTGGTTGCCGATGCACCAGGTGAGAGTCTACCCACCAGTAACGAGAACTTAGGTTTAACCAGTTCAAGGCAATAATCTGCTGCCGCAGCATCGTCATATGCGCGGTCTAGGTCATATCGAACAGGAACGTCTTCGCTGTCACTGGATAATGCACGATCACCAACTAGCAGCAGTGCGTCGTTATACAGACTGAGTTTGGTAACCGCCATGATTTAGTAGTCCAGGTTTGTTAAATAATCCTCTGCATCTTTGTCACCATCAAGAGCCAGCATATACTTATCCAACCACACGACAGCCTCTTGTTTGGTTGGAATCAATTCTTTAATAAACTCGCCATCGGCCTTGCGTTGCACACACCACTTCTGTTGACCACGCATCACCAGGTCAAATTCATTTGCCACGGCCTTCATCAGAGTAGGTCTTACGTCATCCAACTCAACGAGTGAAATCATTTTAAGACGTACATTGGTGCCATCTGTGAATGTCACCAGTAACTGCGCTCTCCATGCAAAATTATTGGGGATCACTCTAATCTCTGCACCTAACTTTATTTTGGGTATAACAAACGACCAGAAATTCTTATCCAGCAAATCCTCCGGTGTGATGTCATCCTTCACCCTACAGCTAAATTGCTGATAGGCATGAATGCCAAACTCAAGGTCTTGCGGCCTGAGAGGGTCAATTTTAATTTCTGATGCTATTTGTGGATCACCCATTTTCGGTTCCTTATATAAATAGATGTGCCCCGAAGGGCACATCTTTGGTTAATCCGCTCACCTTCTTACGTGGTAAACGGTGTTGCGGGAGTTGCCGTACAAGATACGACACCTTTGATGGACCACAAATTGGCTGCGATACACTCAATGGTGTAATGACTCCCGATCAAACCACCGGTTGTGGTTTTGTTGGAAGAAATACCCAGGTGAGTAGAACCATTCGCCATGTGTGTTTCATCAGTTGCTGCGCCCTCAATTGCACCCTGGACTGCACCGACAAGGAAATCACCAGCCGTGTCAGTATTACACAATACTGCATAGGCGTTCGATGTCAGATCAACGGTGGTCATGAACTCATACTTCATACCTATCACACCGACAGGTAGAGTAAATGATTGACCCGCTGCCGAATCAAACAAGAACAGATCACCTGACTCAGACGGTAAAATATCGTATGCAGCCGGACTTGATGCA